GAATCTTATAGATAGTTTATGAATCTACCGACAAAATGCCGACACCTAACTAATAAACCTATAAAAAGCTATATTTTTCAATATAAATTAGGGGTGGACATATCATTGGTAATATTGTACTCCTTAACCATAATGTGCAAAACGATACAAAAACTAGCACTTTTGGGTAATGCTGAGCAAAAGTTTGCGAGTATAAACTTTAATTTACCGACACTATGCCGACACTTTTGCTTAGCCTTTTTAAGGAGAGACTATGACTAAATTATATTTTCATATTAAACTTGTAGATGGTTCTACAAAAATATTAAACCAAGAGACTTATAATAAAATTAAGAAAGATGGTGTCTTAGTATTTACTCATATTAAACAATGGGTAATAAAGGAGGCTGCATAATGGATAAAAATAAGTTTATTTTTAGGGCCACAAATGACGACACAACTGATGATTATTATGAATTTACTGGTGATAAAAATTTACATATACAAATAGTTGATTATTCGACTCCAACTATGTATGTGGTTAATAAATGGAATGAGTCTGAACAAAGTATGACTCAATATGAATTTTACTCACTTAATAAAGCAAAAAATAAAGTTTTGGAGTTAGTTTAATGTTTACTTGTGTTATCCAAGATACTCCTGAATTTAATAGAAGGATTATCAAGTCTTATGTTCCTAGAAAAAAACACAATTTTTGGATTTTAAGGCAATTAAGTCCATTATTTTTTCCATTTATATAGCTTTACAGGGGGTTTTAATAACCCCCTAGTGTCTTTCTATGGGGTTAATTCTTTAATTTCTAAGACACATCTGTTTAAAATTAGTTGAAGAGTTCCTTCATTGCCATCTACATACTCACTATTTTCTAACGAGTAACTTGAAAATAATATAATTTTATCTTTGGTCTTTTTATATAACCACCCTACAGAATAACAGATTGGCATAGGTTTCTTTTCATAAGACTTGGCCTCTACCCATGCTGAGTCACACAGACCACTATCAATCCATTTGACTACAACCAACTTGTGCATTTACTTCTTAGCTGTTTTTGCTGCCTGTTTTAATGCTTTGGTTGCTACTGTGCCTTTACCTTTTCTACTTGTTCCAGCTTTTTTTCTTTTATTCATGTTGAAATAGAGTCCTTTTTCAACAACCCTACCATCTTTAGTTTTATGAAATCCTTTAGGAACTTTTTTTGCTGGCATTAATAACCCTTCTTCTTAGTCATCTTCTTACCTGTTTTCTTTGCGTATGCCTTTGCCTTTTTCTTACCAGCTTTGTCATATTTAAATTTTTTTTTACCTACCATTGGCATGATTATTGTTCCTTTCTTTACCATTTAGTTTTATTAGCCCAATAAGCTGCTGACATCTTTCCTTTAGCGATGTTCTTTGCATGACGAGCCTTGAATGACTTTGCTCTTGCAGTCATTTTTCTATCACCGGTCTTACCTTGTTGACCAAAGCGAATGGTTTTTACTCTGTCACCATCTTTAGCAACAACGACATGAGATTTTGTTTTATGACCTGGAGTTCTTTTAGGTTTATTAAAACCACTTACTCCAGCTCTTTTAAGCCTCGGATCTTTGCTCATTTGCTATTCCTTGTGAGTCTAATTTTACTTGTTCTTGCTTTTCTAGTTGATCTACGAAGGATTGATCTTGTGATGAGGCATACTCTGATTTAGCTTTTTGGAAAGCTATGACATCATCAACAGTAATGTTGCGTTTTTCTTCTCTTAATATTGCATTCTTTTCTGCCCAATTATCAAGTCGTTCATTAAGAAATTTAATGTGTAAATCTTTCTCTTCGTTATCTTTTTTAAGTTCTCTGTTTTCTTTTTTAGCTTTGCGTAAGAGGGCCTCTATTTCTTTTTGTGTACTCATTTTTTACCTAACACTTTACCCATTCCTCTTAGACCAAATGAACTTGCTATTGCTCCATACATGGCAAATTGAAACCACTGTGGAGTTCGTGAGAGAGCATCAAAGCCTCTTTCTGTATAAGGTTGTAGTGGAGGAATAAAGCACATAGCTATTATGATAATAAATAAGATAGTCCATGCTTCGTCTTTCCAAGAGTCTTTAGAACCTTTAATAGCTTCTAAATCATAGGCTATCTCGCCCTTTATTTTTTTATTTAATAGTTCAGTTTCAGCTTTTATCTTTGTAACTTTTTGTTCAGCCTTTGCTTTCTTGGTATCGACTACTCCTTTAACGACATCAGAAGCTACACCCATTAGGGGTTTTAACAACATAGTCCACATACTAGGCCTCCTCTATTAGTTTAACCATTGGTTCATATCTTGAGGTGAGAGTTCTATACAGCTTAGAATTTTTTAACTCTGCTGCCATTAACTTCCATTGACCATCTTGCATAGCTTGACGCATATTGACAAATTGGAATAATTTAGGCTCACCAATATTGTAGGCAATCTCTATAACACAATCTTTAATTACTTCTGGTACTTCACATTTACCAATGTATCTCTCTGCTGCATGAAGATAGACAAGGAAGTCTTTTTCAAATTGTTGTTCTAATACTTCTTTTGAATATTCAACTCCAGGTTCGTAAGGATCACCATCTACGCATTTATGTCCCCATCCGAGAGTCATAAAATCTTCTTTAATGGTTTCACCATTGGCTCCTCGGTACTCTAGGAAGTACCCAGTTGCAGAGAACCCTTCCGAAGTCTTGATTTTTTCTTTTACTTCTTCGTACATTCTAACTCCTTTAATCGTTCATAAGTTATTTCTGTAATGTCTTTTAATAAAATAGGAATGTTACCAATATCTATTTCTGTTGGTTTGCCAGGTTCTATGTCTTTATATTCATCTTTTGTAAGGCTGATATAAAGTTTGCCTGATTGATAAACTATTCTCATATTTGTTTATTCCACCTATTACCTCTTTTTAAAATCATAGGAATAAGTTGAGGAACACCATTTATAATAATTCCACATCCTAAAACTGGTCGTCTAATGTTTACTTTAGAATAAGCAAATGCTAATGAGTCCTTGTCTATTAGACATCCTACATTCATACCCCACCTTAAATGTTCAGGACTTGACCAATAACCTATACGAAACTCTGTATGATAATGGCCCTGGACAAAGTCCATGCCTATTGACATAGAAGATTTAACAGGATCTTTACTCATGTTATGGCAAAAGTAATATTCACCATAATTGTCCTTAATAATTAGTTTATCGTGCCATCGCCACTTTTGCTTATCGACACCTAATATATCTGGATAGTCCTTCACTACTAAGGAAGGAAAGCCATGATGCTTTCTTTTCCTATAAACCATAGAACCATGATTGCTATGAAGTAAATCCATTTTAGGAAATAACTTCTCAATCATTTTGATCTTGTATAAACCAAGCTCTAATTCTTTAGAGGCACTTGGTAAATCAGGATCAGAATCATGAAAGGATAAAGCATGGTAATCTAGTTCATCACCAATATTGACAATTCTATCTGGTTTAAATTTCTTTTTGACAGCTTCTAAAAAAGCAAAACTATCTGTATGACTGTATGGTTCGTGAAGGTCTGAGATTATTAAAATCTTAGACATCTTCCTCCTTTATGTATTGGTCGTAAATTTTGAAGTACAAAAAGTTGTTATGTAAGTATGGGGTATTTCCATAAATTGTTGAGCTAAAACAACTGATGCTTGTCTGCACTCCTCTTTTGTATTGTAGGTTGTGTCATAAATAATATTTTGAACACAAGTATTCTCTAATGAAACTAAAGGATCTTGGACACATAACCAAAAAATAATAAACATCTTCATTTTCCGTTAAGGTATTTTTCTATCCATATAATCTTTTCTTTGATGACAGCTATGTCTTGCTGCATTTCAGATATGGTATCTGCTTTCTTTTCTACAGCTTCTAATCTTTCTGACCACATTCCCCAAGTCATTGCTAAAGAAACAATGATAACTAAGTATGGTAATATGGTTTTTAAATCTAAATTCATTTTGTTTTTGCTGACATTCCTGATAATGGATTACTAAGAGCTTTGTTTATTTTAAGATCAATATCATCTTCTATAAGTTTCAACTCTTCTAATAACTCTCTACTATCTTCTTTTTGTCTATCCTCAATATCATTAACAATTTCAGTAATATGTCTGATGTCATTATTCATATTGCGAATATCTGTTTTAATATTTGTGCCTAAAGATTGTGTAACATCATTAACTAGGGTTATTTCACCTAGTATCATATCTACTTCAGACTTTAGGACTGCGAGTTGTTCGTCATAATGAGAGAGGTCTGGCTCGGTATAAGATATGATTTTTTCTTTCATATCTAAATAGTCTTGGTAAAAAGTAAAACTAGTCCAAGCAGCACCACCTAATGCAGATAATAAAGTTAAGATAGCAAATACTTTACCACCACTTACTTTCATGCCTGAATACTCAATACTGGGCATTAATTAAATCCTCCATAGTTTGATTTTGTGCTGTTTGAAAAAGGACTCCAAACTGATCTTCTAAACTTTTATCAAGATATTCGTTTATATTATTGTCTTGAATTATTGATTGTGTATCAAAAAAACTTTTAGTATCACCTAATATTTGCATAACAATTAAAGTTTTGATTTGTGCTGCATCGTCATACTTGGCTTTATCGTCAATCTTTTTAACTATCTTAGTAGCTGCTTTTTCTTTAGCTGAAGGTTCTTTTACAGGTTCTTTTGTTTCTTCTTGTTTAACTTCTTCTTGTTCTACT